CGGGGGTCACATCGTCTATGGACGCCTCGCAGTCTTCACACTCCACGCACGTCCTCCGGGACGCAAGGAGGCTGTGGCGCGCCTCGCCGCCGCAGAACGGGCAGGGCTTGAGCGTATCGGTCATAGAGCCTCCGGGGTTTTAGGGAAATTCTCTAACCCCTAGCTATCATCTTCCATTGCGCTTGTCCAGATACTGTTCTATAAAAGATTGAGGCAGCGCAAAGGAGGCGAGAGAAAGTGGCCGATAACCCCAAGAAAATCGGCTATGCCCGTGTTTCCACGCAGGACCAGAACCTTGAGATGCAGACCGAAGCTTTGCGCCGCGCGGGTGTGCCCGAGGGCGCGATATTCACGGACAAGATGACCGGATCGAAGCGCGACCGGCCCGGCTTGGAGGCGGCCCTAAAGGCGGCGCAGCACCCCGACACGCAGTTCGTCGTGTGGAAGCTGGACCGGCTCGGTCGCTCGCTTCTGGGCATCCTTGAGACGGTCAACTTCATCGCGGCGCGGCGGGTTCGCCTCGTCAGCCTGACGGAAGGGCTCGACCTTGGAACGCCCATGGGCCGGATGGTGCTGCACATCATGGCCTCGCTGGCCGAGTATGAGCGCGAGTTGATCCGCGAGCGCACGGTCGCCGGGCTGCGGCAGGCGCGTGATGAAGGCAAGGCGCATGGCCGCCCCGCTTCTATGACGGATGAGCGGTGCGCCCTGGCGGCGCGGATGCTCAAGGACGGGCGGCACATTGCGAACGATATCCTGCCCGCCCTGCAACGGCTCAAGGGGCCGGGCATCAAGCGGGCGGCGCTGTATCGGTGGGTTCAGGCCCATCGGCAGGGCGAGACTGACAGCAACAGCACAGATGACAGGTAGGGCCATGGATCGAGATGACAGCACTGCCGCCGAGCGGCGGAAGGTTCGAGACGCACGGGCCAAGGGGGCAAAGGACTGCACCTGCGGCGACGGGCCGGTGGTGTCCGAGGATGCAGGCGGCGGAAAGTGGCGGATCGTCTGCTGCTACTGCTGGCGCAAGACGACGCCGCGCACCACGTCGGATCGCGCCTTGGCGGCATGGAACGCGGGCGAAGCCCGGTAATCTACGAAAGGAGCGCCCGCCAGTTTCCCGGCGGGCGCTTTCATTCGTGCGGGGCGGCGTCACTCCCCCTTGCGCTTTCGCATGTCGTCCTTTCGACAGGCCCACCCCCAGCAGCCAGCGCCCTACAGGTCCAGCCCGCCCATCCTCGATGTCAGCAACTCCGCGATCTCGCCGCGCTTCGCGTTCGCCACGTAGACTTGCGACTCGGCGCTGCCCATGCGGTGCCCGAGAAGCACGTCGATCTCGTAGCTGGACGCGCCAAGCTGCGGCAGGATGGACGACAGGCCCTTGCGGACGCCGTGCAGCGATCCGCAAACGCCCGCCTCGTCGAACCACCCGCGCGCGGCGTTGCCGATCCCGCCGTGGGTGTAGGGCTTGCCCCATGCGTTCGTCAGGTAGGGGCCTCCGGTGTGGCCCTCCAACTCGCGCTGGAGCGTCGGCAGCATCGGGATTTCGACGTGATCGTGCGGAGGCTTCGATTGCCGCCAGCGCAGCCAGACGATGCCCTTGCGCGTCACCTCATGTTCCGAGCCGAGCAAGCGCAGATCCTCGCGCCGGGCAGCGGTACAGAGCGCCATGACCATGATGCGCCGGGCGTTCGTGCCGGGCTGATGGTGCGCGAGATACTTGCGGATGTCCTCGATGGTGCAGGCGTAGAAGCCGCTCGACTTCGTGTTGATCCGCTTGATGCCCTTGGCCGGGTTCGGACATGTGACCATCTCGCGCTCGATGGCCCATTGATACATGGCCGAGATGGACTTCCGCAGGTTGTCCCGCGCTCCGGGCGTGGCGGTGAACTCGTCGAGGAAAACGACCAGAGCCGAGCGGGGCAGGTCCGCCGTCTTGGCCCCATGCCGTGTGACCAGCTTTGCGAGGTGGTGCCGGTGGCCCTTGAACGTCTTCGCCCCCGACAGCCCGGCGGCGACGTTCTTCTCGACGTGCGCCAGAAACTCCCCGACCAGCCAAGCGACAGAGCCGGTAACGAGACGTTTCTCGGCCATGCCGGGCGCGTAGTCGATGCCATCGAGCAGCCCAGCGTATGCCGCCATGAACTCGCGTGAGCCGGGTTCGCCGGGCAGGGACGTCTTGACCTTGCCGCGCTGGAACCGGTAGCGCCACCGGCCTGACGGCATCCGCTCCCGGCTCACGTATTTCAGTTTGAAGTCCATCGCCCCTCACCAGCCCTCAAGGCCGGGCTTTTGCGTGTCGGGGCGCTTGGTGTCCACTGTTTCCGGCGGGCGAATACGGATAGAGCCGTCCGCCTGAATGACGATTTCGCCAATCGCTTGGCCGACCTTCTGGCAGGCAGCAAGCGCGCGCTTCAGGTCGGCTTCGGTGAAACGGGTCGCAGCCATCAAACCCACTCCCCCACCGCATCCACCACCGGCCCGCGATCCCCGCGCGCCACGACCACCGCCAGCGCCTCACCCGGCGCCGCGCTGTCCCGCCCGGCCTTCCGCAGCGTGTCGCGGCCGAGGAACACGTCGCCCGGCTGGCCGAGCAGCGTCACGAAGCCGTAGCCCTGCGCCGCGTTGAACCACCGGACGCGCGCCGGGCACATCGGCCCGACCGGGGCAGGCGCGTCGATGCTGATGATGCGCTCGACCTGATGCCCGTTCGGCGTGGCCCGCACCGTGATCGTCAGCTCTGTGCCTTCCGCGATGGTGCTGCGACCGAACCCCTCAAGCTGGTGCTGGTGGATCAGGATGTCGCCGGGGATGCCGGGCGCGGTGACGAAGCCGTAGCCGAGCGCGGGCGAGAACCAGCGGGCGACGGCGGGCAGAGCGGTGATGGGGGGTAGGGCGTTCATGCTGCGGTTTCCTTCACGCTGTCGGCGGCGAGGTGGGCGCAGTTCGCCCGTACCAGCGCGGCCGCGAGGGGCGGGCAGACGCTGTTGCCGCATTTCTGGGTTTGGTGGGTTTTCGGCATCGGTCGACCATCGGCGCCGCGATCGATGACGTAGCTGTCGGGGAAGCCCTGCGCGCGGAACTGCTCGCGCGGGGTCAGCATCCGCATGCCAATGTCGGCGATCGCATAGGGCTCGCCGCCGATCTCGACGGTGACGACGCCGAAGCGGTCGCGGGTGGTGAGCGTGTGGCAGGGGTCGCCAATGTCCTGCCCCTCTCCCTTGCCGTAGTACTTGGTCATGAAAGCCGCCACGAGCCCGGCATGGTTGCCGCCCGAGGTGATCGTGCGGATGGGCGTCTCGATCGACTGGCCCCCGATTTGGGTATCGGCGGTGCCGCGCAGGTTGACCATGCTCGCGGCGACGACGTTCTGCTGCGTCCCCCGGGTCGTCAGGGTGCTGATCGGGGCGGTGGCCGGGCGCCCGGCGTGGCGCTCCATCTTGGCCCCCGCATTGTGCTGCGCGAGGAAGGCCGCCACGAGCGCATGCTTCGCCCCGCCTGCGACCATCGTGCCGATCGGCTTGTGCAGGTCGAGGCTGCGCGGCTGCTGGCCCTCGCGTTCGCCATAGCCGGTCTGCACGAGCGTCGGGACTATCAGGCCATGCGCGTCGCGCGCCGCCGTCAGCGTCTTCATCGGCTCGTCTAGGCCCTGCCCACGGAAGCCGTCGCCCGAGTGATTACAGGTCACGATGAAGGGCCGCTTCGCGTCGATCACGTAGCGCTGGATGCCGCGCGCCACGCGCTTCAGCGTATTCTCGGCCAACGGGCGAACCGACCGGACCCCGTACTTGCGCATGATCTCCTCGCTGGTGTCGAAGATCGACGGGCAGGGGATCGACCAGTCGATGATCTCGGCCGCCGTGCGCCACGGCTTGAGCTTGCCGGCGCGAACCTCGGGGCGGTCAGGCGCGCCATGCGTCGGCGTCGGCCAGATGATCGGCCGCCCGTCGCAACGCGCGACCACGAAGAGCCGCTTTCGGATCGTCGGCGCGCCATAGTCGCAGGCGCGCAACTCTCGCCACTCGACCTTGTAGCCGAGCTTGCGCAGCCGGGCGCACCATTCGCGGAAGGTCGCGCCGCGCTTGTCGGCGATCGGACGGTGGTCAGGCCCGAGCGGGCACCAGTCCTGAAACTCTTCGACGTTCTCCAGCAGGATCACCTCGGGGCGGACGAGCTCGGCCCAGTGGACCACGACCCATGCGAGGTCTCGGATGTTCTTCTCAAGCGGCTTGCCGCCCTTGGCCTTCGAGTGGTGTTTGCAGTCTGGCGAGAACCACGCCAGCCCGACGCGCTGGCCCGGGCGTACCAGGTCGCGCGGGTCGATCGCGTAGACGCTGGTTCTGAGGTGCAGCGAGTCCGGGTGGTTCGCGCCGTGCATGGCCAGCGCCATCTCATCGTGGTTGATCGCCACGTCGGGGCTGCGTCCGAGGGCCATCTCAATCCCGGTCGAGGCCCCGCCGCCACCGGCGAAGCTGTCGGCGATGAGCGGCGGCAGGCAGGCGCCGGGCGTGGCGGTCGGAAAGTCAGTGAACAGGCTGCCGTCCATCACACGCCACCCCCAAGCTGCGCCCCACGCCCGGCAGCGATCATCTCCCGCCGGTACGCTTCCCCGCGCGCCGCGATGCGCTCCGGGTCGTAGGCTTCGGCATATGCCGCCTCGGCCCGGTTCTCGCGCCGGGCCGCCAGCTCGCGCGGCAGATCGGTGAGCATGGCCTCGATCTGGTCGGGCGTGAGGTCGAGGGCTTCGATTTCCTCGCAGGTCGCGTCGAGGGCGTAGTTGGGGTAGGTGGTCATCGCGCCGCCTCCCCGTCACGCGCTGCCGCCTCTTCCGCAGCCCAACGTGCGGCCTCTTCGGGGCTGGGGGCGGCGTCGTCGTCCACCGGCGGCAGGCCGAACGGATCGTCGTTCGCTGCATCAGCCTCGGCCGTCAGATTCTGCAACTCCTCCATGATCGGCTTGCAGGCATCGCGCTTGTCGGCGTTCGCTTTCCACCAGCCGGTGAACGACGCCTTGCCCTTGCGCGCGCTGGCCCGCGCCTCGTCCTGCGCCGCGGCGATCTGCTCGGGGCTCATGACGGTCGGCTGATCGGCGACGGGCTTCGGCTCCTCGATCTTCAGCGGCTTGATGACGAGCGGCTTGCGGCTGGTCTTGCTCGCGGTCACGGCCAGCGTCATCGGCTTTTCGATATGGCTCATGGCGCTGATGCGGATGCCGCCGACCTGCATGCCGCCCCACGTCACGGTGGGATCGCGCCAGATCTCCATGGCGCGCCCGGCATAGGCGGCACCGTCCGCGCCCCAGACGGCGACCATGACGCGGCGCATGCCCTTGCACGGGCGGTAAGGCTTGCCGTTGTCGCCCTCGAAGAAGACGTTCACGGGCTGCTCGCCGTTGCCCTCGTTCGCGGTGACGCGGGTGATGCGGATGACGCGCGGGCCGCCGATCAGGTCGTCGCTGTTCAGCTGGTCGGAGCGCGGGGCAATGGTCTTACTCAGATCGGTCACTGGTACTCTCCTCAGATGATGATGTCGGACTGAATGGTCCGCCGCTCGGTCGGGATCAGGCGCGCGCCCGACTCCATCGCGTCGCGGTACTGGGCAAGGCGGGCGGCGAGGCGTTCCTCGAACGCGCCGGCTGCGTTGATGATGGCGTCCTGCACGACCGGATCGGGATGCACCCGGATCACCGCCATGGGCAGGCCGCCCGAGTAGCTGATGAAGTCGATCCACTCGCGCTCGGCCACCATGAGGCCGGTCTGGTGCTGGAGCAGGTACTCGGCGGGGATCGTGGTGGCCTTATCGACGAGCACGTTCTCGATGATCGTCTGCACCTGGTACTTCTGGCGCCGCGACTTGCACTCGAGCAGGCCATCGGGATCGACGAGGCCATCGGGCGAGTAGCCGATCGTGAAGCCCCACTTGCTGTTCGTGATGAAGCCGACCTCGCGCACCGGGGCGAAGTGCTCGGCGTAGAGGATCTTCGCGTCGATCTCGTCCTCGTGGCCGCGCAGCATGTCGTCGTTCATGTAGTGGGGCTCGACGTAGCCGCTGATGCGTTGGGCCAGTAGCTCGTAGAGGTGGGCGCGCTCATCCTTGTTCCGCGCCTCCTTCATCGTCGGCGTGAGGATCAGCCTCATCTCGCTGGCGGTCAGCAGGCCGCAGCGGGTTTGGAGCCAGTCATCTGTCCCCTGATCAAGGCTCTCGTAGATGGTCATGTGGGCGGGGATTTTGGCGTGGGCGTTCATCTCAGAAGCTCCCCATATAAGCCACGACCACGCCCCACACGGCGCGCGCGATCCAGAGCAGCCCCGCCCACATCAGCCCGCCGACGATGGCGGCGCAGATCAGCGTGAGGGGCGGGATGCCGCAGCGGGGCGGCTCGGTGTGCATGCGGGCGCTCATCAAAGCACCTCCGCCAGCACGAGGACGGCGCTCGCCACGACCACCACCAGCCCGGCGCCGGACATGAACAGCACCAGATACAGCATCCAGTCGATGCCCCGATCCACGACGTCCATCATGCGGTCGCGGCGGCTCGGCTTGGCCTGTGCTGCCAGCGTCTCGGCAATGCGCTCACCGGCGGCGGCGCGCTCCTGTTCCGCATCGCACTCGCGGCGGGTGTGTTCGATCTCGGCCATCTCGGCCTCCGAAAGGGCGCGCGGCTGGCGGATCTCGGCCGGCACCGGCGCGCGGTCGACGTTGGCGATGGAGGAGAGGCGGATCATCCAGCCGGACGGGCGGACGCGGGGGATGGGGGCGAGGTAGGTCATGCGGCACCTGTCAGAATTAGGCGATCGACATCAGCCTGAGTGCGACCCGTCTTGATCTGCCGGTATCGCTTGGCCGCCCAAGTGATCGCGTGGCAGCACCAGAGGAAGTCGTAGCGGTAGCTCGTGCAGCGATGCTCCCAAAAGTCAGTCCAAGGGTGCTCGCCACCGCAGTAGCGAGTTTCCTCGTCGATCCCGATCAAGGCTTCTTCCATGCTGTCGAACTGCCGTTCGAACAGCTCACGCGCGACCGGAATGATCTTCTTGCGCTGCTCGTTGGAAGCGCATGGGAGCCAGCCGCGCAGGTCGTCCCGGAGCGCTTGGGTGCAGGCCTCGGAGTCGAACTTCAAGGCCACGGCATCAGCATTGCCGGGCTGCTGGAGCTTCTCCGACCAGTAGCCGGGGTTGATGCGCCCCTCACCGAAGAACTCGAACATGTCGCGGGTCCGGGCGAAGGTGAAGCTGCCCATGTCGCCGGTGATCGAGAGGTATCCGGGCCACGTCACGATGTTGAAGTGATAGATCGAGGAGCCGTCGCGGTCGGCGCGCAGGTAGCGAACGAGGTTGTCGGGGCCGCCCTCGTGGATGATGTGCAGCCGGTGGTTTCGGGTGTCGCGCTGGAAGGCGGCGCGGGCAAAATCTATGGCGGTCACTTCGGCTTCCTCCCGTTGAGGATCAGGCCCGACACCACGCGCCCATCCTGGCGGATCGTGGCGACGGGGCCGTGGCGGGTGATGAGCGGGCCGCAGGCGACAGTGCCGCCGACGCGGATGGTGGCGAGGTTCATGCGGTGGGCTCCTCGATGAGTTCGGGGCCGGGATCGCTCGGGCGGCCGTTCATCTCAGCCGACGCAGCTTTCGCCTGATCGCGGTTGTAGTACCGGGTAATGCCGCCCTTCTGCCCAACGAGGACTTGCGATTCCTCGCGGTTCTCGACGGTCCAGAACTCTCGGCCGTTCGGCCAACGGTCCTTCTTGATGCGCCACGTCATGCCGCGTCCCTCCCCATCTCCCGCAGCGCGATGATCTTCTCGACCAGCCCAGTCACATCGGTCGCAGCGCGGGCGGCGAGGTCCACCATCACGGCGCGGCGCGAGGTGTGCGGCAGCTTCTCGATCTCCGCGAACTCGTTGGCGGCGTCGTCCAGATCGGTGAACGGGTCGCTGGAACCGCGCACGCCGTCCGCGTAGGTGGTGACGATGAGGTAGAAGGGGCGCATCAGCTTGCCTCCTGTTGCAGGTTGAGCTGGTGACCGGCGGCGTCGTCGGCGCGGTCGCGCTCGGCTTCGTTCGCGGCCTCGATCAGGTCGCGGTCGGAGATGCGGGACAGGATCTCGTGCGTCTCGGTCGGGCCGATCAGCTCGCCGTTGATGGTGATTTCGACGCCGTGGACGCTCGGACCCTCGGCGGGGTAGTGGCGCGAGGCAGGCATGCCCCAGTCCACGGTGAAGGCGATCTCTGCGCCGGTCTTGGGGTCGGGGTGGGTGTAGGAGGGCACGGCACTCACTCCCCAGCCAGAGCCAGCGCCGGAGCAGGCGCGCCGAACATCAGCCGCGCATGCAACGGGAAGGCGCGGCGAAAGTCTGCCTCGGCGCGGTCGGTGTTCTCGTCGCCGCGCATCAGGGCGCAGTGGGCGAACCCCTTCCAGACCTCGACGGCTTGGTGCAGGGAGACGACCGGTTCGAACTCGGGGCGGCGCTTGGTGCCGATGCGGTCGACGTGGCGGTGGAAGGTGCCAGCGATGCCATCCGAGCGGATGATCGGCTCGTCGATGCGCGCCTCGGCCCGCGCCGGGGTGACGACCTGAAGGCCGAGAGCGTCGGCGATGTCCTCGAGGCGGTTCTGCGCGACGGCGAGGTAGTTGTTGAAGCCGCGCCGGTCGCGGGCATCCTGCACGGCCAGCGCAGAGGCGACCGCATCGGCCAGCCAGTGCGCGCAGTCACGAGCGCGGAACAGGTCCATATCGGTGGGGGTCATGCTCATCTCCTCAGAACCGGGCCACAGCCGCCGCGCCACCACCCCACGGAGGGGTCGGCATCGACACGGGGCGGGCGATGTAAGCGGGAGGGATCGAGGGCAGGTCGCTCTCGAAGTGGATCAGGCGGGCGTCGAGTGCCGCGGCTTCCATGTCGGCGAGCTGGTGAAACAGCGGGACGGCGCGGATGCCTTCGGGACCGGCGGTGAAATGCGCGGTCACTGGCCCGACCCCATCAGCAGAAGCGCCACGACAGGGACGCAGAGAGCGGCGAGCGCGGTGATGTCGCCGAGTCGGGCGAAGAGGGGGCGGAGGGTTTTGGTGGTGGGCAATGGCACGGTGGTACTCCCTAACCAAACAAATGCGGTATAGGGAGATAATTAAGGGGACATTTGTCCCCGTCAACACCTAAAAGGACTTTTGTCCCCTTTATTGATTCGAAGCGCTTGCCTGGCATGCTCTGTCAGGGCTGGACGCCGGCGCACGAAAAAACCCCGCTCCAAGGCGGGGCATGGACTTTATTGGTTATTGCATTCCGTTAGGGGGGTGTAGGCAGCATTCCAGAAAGTCTTGGCCCAAAAATCGCCGCTGCCATCAGCGCAGCCGAGACAAAGAACACTACCTGAGCCATATCCCACTTCGATGGGATCTTGTTCTCGATGCGGTCTAGGCGCCGATCCATCTGATCGAAACGGCTATCCACCTGTTGAAAACGCTGGTTGACCTGATCAAGACGAGCATCAACATGCGCAAAGCGCGCATCGATCTGCTTCTCCAAGCCGTCGAACCGTCCTTCCAGATGAGCAATGCGCTGTTCCATATCTCCATCATATGGGCCGCCCGGTCCGCCCTGCAAGCCGGACGATGACCCGCCAACCATAGGTGATGGAGGCGGAAGTTTGAAAACGTTAGACATCCTCACCGTGCTCCGCCAACTTTGCGTTCTCTTCCGCCGCCTTAAGGCGGTCCAAGATATCAGAGTGCAACAGTTCGCGGCGGTCACTCGCCTCACGTGTGTGCGCCGCAGGGGGGCGAATAGACAACATCACCCATTCCATAACCTGCACATCCCCTGCAGCTAGATGATAAATCCACTCAACAAAGGTTCGTTGGTTGCCCTCAAGGTCGCTTACTTCGTTCCGAAGGGCGGCCACCTCTTCCCGTAGTTCATCGATCTCGCTCATCTACTGTTCCCTCGGCCGCCCGTCCGCGCCCCACTCGCCTTGCAGTTTATCTGACGCCACGTCTGGACACCGACGGCATGACCGCTAGTGTTCTCATAAGTTCGTTGTATGTTCTTGATGGAGTCGGGGAAGGAGAACGCGGGGTAAGCCGTCAAGAACAAGAAGTGCTGGAAGGACTGAGGCAAGTCGTCGCTACCCCTCAAGGGCCGGATCGGGATCGGCTGATCCAGCGGCTCGTAGGATTGCGCGCTCACGAGGTGTCAGCTGATTGTACAGCGCGACTATCTCGGCTCGGTCTTGCACCGTTCGGTCCTCGATGAATTCGTCTAGGCTGTAGCCGAAGTACCGCGCGATCTTGATGGCGTCCTCGACGTTGGTGGAGCTGCCCTCGCGGCCCTTGAGCTTCTTCAGCTGTTCGTAGGAAACACCTGCCTCCTCGGCGACGCGCTTTACGGGCGTCCCGGTCCGGGCAAGGGCGGCTAAAAAGGCATCGCGGAATGTCTTGGCCATGCCCAATTGTACCGTTGGGCGCGCCTCGTCCGAAAGGCGACGATTGTCCCTTGTGCTAAGGGGACAAAAGTCCCTATGATGCGGTATGACCAGAGACAAGCTCATATCACGCATCGAGGCTTATGCCGCCGAACGCGGCATTGCCCCTGCCACTGTCACCAGTCGCGCGGTCGACAATAGTCGCCTCTATCACCGGCTGAAAGGCGGTGGTGGCTGCACGCTCGACGTGGCTGAGCGGCTCGTCGCCTTCATGGACGCCGCTCCGGCGACGCCCCTCCGCGCGGCATCCTGATGCCCGCCCATCCCTCACATATGCCCGCGTCTGCTTCATACGCTCAAGTTGGTGTGAACGGCCCGGTTGACCAAGGAAACTCTGTTCTCATGGTTAAGCCCAACCCCCGTCCGATCATCACGGCTCACATGTCGGCGCTGATCGACCGCGTGTTCGGCTGCTACGACGCAGCCGCCGAAACGCTCAACGCCCGTTGGGGTAGGGGCGCGTCCAAGTCGACCATCAGCCGCAAGATCGCGGGCTCGATGGAGTGGACCGTGCTCGATGTCATCGCGTTCGAGGATGCAGCTGGCAGCTACCCGATCACCCGCTTCCTCGCGCGCCGCGTCGATGGTGCGGTGAAGCCGTCGAGCGGCGGCTATGAGGACGCGGGCTGCATCTCGAAGGAGGCCGGGGAGGCTGTGCAGGCGCTGCTCTCTGCTACGCAGAGCGCGTGTGCGGGGGAGCGGGCCGATGCGATCAAGGAGCTGCACGACGTCGAAGAGGCGGTGAAGGCGGCGATTGCGCGGCTGGAGGCGGGGGTATGACCCGCCCCGGCGCCGTCTACCGGCATTATAACGCAGCGGGCGACCTGCTCTACATCGGCTCGTCCTATGACCCGGCCAAGCGCATCGGCGGCCATCGCTGCGACCCGCGCTCTTGGTGGTCGCGCGAGATCGACACGATCAAGGTCCAGTGGTTCGACACCATCCGCGAAGCCCGCAACGCCGAGAAGCGCGCGATCGAGGCCGAGCAGCCACCCTACAACAAGCTGCACAACCCCGGAAACGCTGGCCCCCGCGAAAAGCAGATCGCCGGGCCGCTCTTGGCCGCATGGCTGAGCGAGCGGGGCGAAACCGCCGCATCATTCGCAAAGCGGACTGGCGTTTTCCCCACCAGTTTGCGCCGGATCATTGCCTGCGAAGTGTGCCCGAACGCTATCACGAAGCGGCGCATTCAAGAGGGGACATCAGGCGAGATCCCAGCCGACGTCTGGGGGCGCGGCGGAGAGATCCCGTGGTACGTGCGCGGGGCTGTCCGCGAGCGCGCTGAGGCCCTCCTTGCCCCCGTCCTCGCCCACGCGGACCCCCGCCCATGACCGACTTCTCCCGCATCCTAACCTCTGCTCCTGTCAACGCTACTGCGGCGCGGCAGACGTCCAAGGGCGAGCACTTCAAGCCGCGCGTTCAAGTTCTGGACTACTTGGACGACCCAACTCCGATGCGCCCTGTCCCGCCGAATAAGCAGGATTTCACGGGCGTCGTTGTCGGTCGGATCACGGTTCTTGGCCTCTCGACCATAGAGCGCCGCGACGGAGACCCCCGCTGGCTGTGCAAGTGCAAATGCGGGCGGTTCGCGCTTCGCAGGAGCAAGGCGATCCGGAAGGGCACCATGCCCGACCGCTGCGGCTGGTGCGACTACGAGCGCCGCCTGAGAGGCCAGACCCTTCGCGGCATGCGCAACGATATGGGTGCCCGCCCATGACCCCCACACCCCCCATTCCGGCCCGCTCCACCAGCCTGGCGGACGCCGGAACCGCCGCCGCTGGCACCTCCCACATGGCCAGCGGCGGCATCAGCGACACCGACCTCGACCGGCTCAAGCACCACGCGCAGGCATCATGGCCGCGCCCGATCGAGTTCGACGCATTCGAGCGCGGCGTCCCGGAAGTGGACGCGCGATTTCCCCAGCATGCCGCGGCCCGGCGGATCGTCTGCCAGCGGCTGCGCACCCGGAAAGGAGCCTGACCATGCCTGCCTCTCAGAAACTCCTGGACGAACTCGCCCCGGAGGTTCAGGCGGCGTTTCTGGCGGCCATCAACAACATCCGCAGCGACTTCCAGGAGCGCGCCTTCGAGGCGGCATGGGATCGCGGCGACATCGAGGGCGCATTGCAGGCCATCGGGCTCGGCGCTGAATACTTCGCCCCGCTCGACGCGGCACTGGCGGGCGGCTTCGTGAGGGGCGGCGAGCATGTGCTGGACCAGCTGCGCGCCCCGGCCCGGAAGGCAGGTATCGAGGCCATCGGGCGGTTCGATCTGCGCAACCCACGCGCGGAACGGCTTGTGCGGCGGTACTCGTCGGATCTGATCGTGGAGATTGTGGAGGGCCAGCGCGAGAGCGTTCGGGCCGTGCTGCGCGAGGGGATGCAGGAGGGCGTTAGTGCCAACCGCGCCAAGCTGGACATCATCGGGCGCTCACCGGCGCGCGGGCTGCCCCGGCAGGGCGGCATCGTGGGGCTAACCAGTCAACAGGCCGGATATGTGCAGAACATGCGCGCCGACCTTCTCAGCGGCGACCCTGCGCGGATGGAGGGCTACTTCGACCGCAAGCGCCGTGACCGTCGCTTCGACGCCACGGTGCGCAAGGCCATCGCGTCAGGCAAGCCGGTCAGCAAGGCCGACGTCGACCGGATCGCGGGGCGCTATGCCGACCGGCTGTTGCAGCTACGGGGCGAGACCATCGCCCGAACGGAACTGCTCACCAGCCTACACGCGGCGCAGGACGAGGGCCTTGAGCAGATGATCGAGCGCGGCGTGATCGGGCGGGATGCCGTGACGCTGACGTGGGATGCAGCCGGGGACAAGGATACGCGCGACAGCCACCGCGTCATGGACGGGCAGAAGCGCCAGAAGGGCCAGCCGTTCACGACCGGCAACGGGCACCTGCTGATGCGCCCCGGCGATCGCAGCATGGGCGCTCCGGCCAAGGAGACGATCAACTGCCGGTGTCGCCTCGAGGTGGACATCGACTTTCTCGCGGGCCTGAACCCCGGTGACTAGGTACACGCTCGCCACGCTTGACCAGTGGGCCGCCAAGACGATCAAGCGCGCCGATCTGGTGGTGAAGGCAAGCACCAACGACACCATCGTCATGGCCAGCAAAACCGCCGTCGGCACCAGCCGGGGCGGCAGCGTTCGCCGCGGCTTCGTGCCCCGGAAAGACGGCATCCTCGCCGCCTCGCTGGTCTCCGAGCTGCAGGGTTCGACCGTGCTCTCGGCGCAGGGTGAAGACAGCTACCGGCTCGCGATTGCGGGCATGGAGGCGGGCGATGTGGCCCGGTTCGGCTGGACGGCCCCCTATGCGCGCGTGAAGCACGACGGCGGGCGCGGGCAGCCGGGCTGGTTCTGGATCGACGAGGCCGCGAACCGCTGGCCGCAGATTGTGGACGCGGCTGTGCAGCGCGCGAAGGCGAGGACGGGCGGATGAAGCGCAAGGACATCACCACGGCGCTCAAGGCCCGGCTGGAAGAGGGCGCGACCGGGATTCCGGGCGCTTGGCCGAACGTCGGGTATTCGGGCGTGACGCCGTATTTCGATGTGCAGTGGCCCGCGGCGAACCGCACCACGCCCGCGCTCAACGGTGGCACCGTCATCGAGGAGGGCCGCATGTCCGCCGCCGTGGCGGTCGATGCGGACACCGGAGAGGCCGAGGCGAACGACTTCGCCGACACCATCGCCGCGCTGTTCCCCAAGGGGCTGCGGCTGCCCATCACCGGCGGCGTCATCACCATCGCCGACGCCTGCGACATCCGCCCCGGTTACCGCGCCGACGATGAATGGCGGGTGCCGGTCATCGTGAAATACCGCGCTCACAGCATCTGAGGAGGCCACCATGGCCCAGAAGAAAGACACCGCCCCGGCGGGGGATGAAGTCGTGGCCGAACTGCCCGAGGCCACCATCCGTCTCGTCGAGGACGGCAACCTGATTTTCCCGCTCCTCACCTACGAGGGGCCGCAGCCGAAGGATGGCGACCGCGTGTCGATCCGTCATGACGGCGAACGCTATGCAGTCACGGTCACCAGCTCGGAGCGGGCGGATGGCATCGTGTCGGCTCGATTTCAGGACGGCGTGAAGCTGGACTGATAACCCCGCGCCCGTGGGGCGCTTTTCCAACATCCATCCGAAAGGACGCCTCTCATGGCTACCACCGAAGGCATCGGCGGGTTCGTCTCCGTTTCCGCAGCCGCCCCCAGCACCTACGACACCACCGCGACCACCGGCTATCCCTCGCTGACCTGGACCGAAGTGGGCGAGGTCACCGAGATCCCCGAGCACGGCCCGGAGCATGCGGAAGTCACGCATACGCCGCTGAAGACCGGCATCGTCGACAAGTACCATGGCGAGCTGAACTACGGCTCGATCGCTCTCCCCATGGCGCTCGACAAGGTTGACGCTGGCCAGACCATCCTGCGCGACGCGCTGGCCTCGAAGGACCCGATCTCGGTCCGCCTGACCTACTCGGACGGCTCCGTCGAATACACCACCGGCAAGGTGTTCAGCTTCAAGCGCGCCGCGTCGGTCGGCTCGGTCGTGCCCGTCACGGCCATGGTCGGCTTCACCAAGCCCACCGTCGACGCGTAACCCATTCGCCCCTCGGGGCGGATACAGGCCGGGGCGGGGAGTGGTTCCTCCCGCTCCGGTCACTGGAACCGGGACTGTTAAGGATAGAACATGGATCTCGCTGATCTCGACCTGACCGCCGCCGCCGACAAAGGCGCGGCCCTCACGCTTCGCCACCCCGTCACCGACGAGGACCTGACCGCCGACGACGGCACCCCGATGACGATCACGTTGCTGGGCTCCGACAGCGGCAAGTTCAAGCGCGCGTTCGGCGACCTTCGCAAGAAGGCGCAGGGCCGCAAGGGCGCCGCCAGCGATGCGGAGATCGAGCGGAACACGGTCAACATCCTCGTGTCCGTAACCACGGGCTGGTCGGGCATCGTCTGGGAGGGCAAGCCGCTGGGGTTTAGCGAGGAGAACGCCAAGATGCTGTTCACCGCGCGGCCATGGATACGCGACCAGATGGATGCGTTCATGGCTGACCGCTCCAATTTTTTCGGGAAAGCCTAGACCAACTCCGGGTCTGGGCACGTCAACACGCCTGGCTGTCAGTCGCGCCGGAAGGATTTCCCACGCCGCGGCTGACGCTCCTGAGGATGAAGGGCATCGAGCCCGACTTCCCGCCGGTGGACGAGGGCGACTATCTGCTCGACTGGCTCATGGACTGCGGCCCCACGATGGCCGGAGCCATGGGCAACACCGCCCTCACGCATTCCGAGATCCGGGCGTGGTCGCTCAACTGCGGCATCCCGTTGCGTGAGGGCGAGGCGAGCGCGCTGCGGGTACTGTCGCTGGAGTATGCGAGCGCGCTACAGACGGCGGCGAAGGATCGGGCGCCGTATGTGGCCCCGGAGGACTAGAAGGGAATTTCGTCGTCATCGTCATTAGAGGTCTTACTGGGCTTGTCAGGGAAGGGTACCCAGTGCGGCTCGCCGTAGCCAGTATTCCCATCCCTAAAGGCGTCACCATCGGCGTCGATCCTGAATTCGCCATGGTCCCTGAAGCGAAATGTCACGGCATCCCGCTCATGGAAGCCGACTTGTTCGATCTGTGGGTGCCCGACAAGCACATCACGGGCAACGCTTGAGGGAATTCGGTCAGACCTCAGTCGCTCCCTGAACCGTACGACGATGTTCTCGGGCGTATCGCGAAATTTCAGGGCCTCATCGAGTAGCCGTCGCACAGCCTCCACTTCGGAAGGTAAGTTCTTATCACTTTGAAATTCAACAATTCTTTCAACTAATTCCGAAGGTAGTACGTAGACGCGGCGCTGGGTGGTCTCTCTAGTCTCTGACATTGTCGTTCCCATGGTATGCGACAAGCCTATTGACAGGTGGCCGCACATGCCGCAATTGTCAGTGCAGTTGACATCTTGATGTAAAGGAGGCTGACCAAATGAACCCATACGCGCAGGCAAGCTCCCGCAAGGAGAAATCCGAGCGCGTCGTGTTCATGCTCCCCAAGGAGGAGCTTGAAGCGATTGATGGATGGGGCGTTCCAGCCGGCATGAGAAGCCGCGCTGAGACGATCCGCACCCTGCTCAGGAAGGGACTGGAGGCTGCCGATGAAAGGCACCCCGCCCAATAAGAAAAGGCCGCCGGGAGTGGAGTCCCAACGGCCTTGCTTGAACCCCGTAATGCAAAAACGAGATCAGTCATGAATATAGCAACAAACCGGGCAATTTTCCAGCCCAAAACTGTCAGCCGCCGTAGCATCCTGCGCGGCATCCCCGCAGCCGCAGCCCTGAGCGTCACCGCTTCGGCCGCCGTCGCCTTCCAAGGCCCGCCGCCCGCGCATCCCGATCCGCTGCCGGGCTGGTTCGAAGAGTGGAAAGAAAAGCGCACCGCTTGGGCTGACCATCCCGACGAGGACAGCGCGGAAGCCGAGGCGCTCTGGAATGACCGCATCCGCCTCGATGATCTGATCGCCGAAACCACGCCCACGACGCGCGAAGGCATCGCCGCCAAGCTCGAATGGGTGTTGGAGGATAGCGACGGCGACCTGAGCTACCATGGGCATCACGTCGCGCTGAAATCGGCTCTGGACGTTCTCAAGCGGGGGATGGTGTGATGGGAGATCATCTGATCCCGACCGGCGGCACCTTGACGATGAGCAGCCGTGAAATCGCGGAACTGGTGGAGAGCCGCCACGACAGCGTTAAGCGCGCAATTGAACGCCTGCACGAAAGGGGCGTCATTCAACTCCCACCGCCGGTGGAAGTTACAAATCACCTTGGCCAGACCGTCAGGGAGTACCAGCTCTGCAAGCGCGACAGTTACGTCGTGGTCGCACAGCTCTCCCCGGAATTCACCGCTCGCTTGGTGGATCGCTGGCAGGAGTTGGAGGGGGAGCGAGTGATGCCGCCCGCGCTCGACTACAGCGATCCCGCCGTGATGCTCGGCGTCATCAGCCACCTCAAGGCCGAGGCCGAGACAGCCAAGGCGCAGGTGATCGAAATGGCGCCCAAGGCGAAAGGGTACGATGCCCTGATGAACTCGGACGGCCTCTACGGCTTGCAGAACGCCGGCCGGGCCCTCGGCGCGAGGCCGAACCTGTTCATTCGGTGGCTGAAGCAGGAGGCGCTATTCTACCAAGGCTCTGCGCTGGTGCCGCGTGTGCAGTACATCCAGCGCGGCTACTTCGAGGTCAAAACGGCGATCATCGAGGATAAGGCGCGACCGACCACGTTCGTGACGCCGAAGGGGCTGGACTGGCTGCATGGCCGCCTGCCGGATGAAATTCTGATCGGAGGAGCCGCGTGATGCGAAGAAACATACCGGCAAACCAGATCAGCCAGCATGAAATTCGCGTTTACGAGGCCGTGAAGGACGACGGTGGCTGGCTGACGGCACGCGAGATCGGCGTAAAGGCGGATGTCGCAGCAAGGACATCTCGGGCACATGCCGCGACCCTTTCGAGCCTTGGCGTGTTCGACGTGGCCAAGGTCTTCGGGGGCTATCGGTACCGCATAAAGACCGAACTAGAGCCGATGGCTTCCGAGTATGTTGGGCAGATCGAGGCTGCCAAGCGCGTTCTGTCATGATAACAGGCGGCCCCTTCGGGGGCCGTCATTTCAAAAATTTGAGATCAAAAATGAGGAGCGTAATGTCGCCGCCCTTCACTGCTATTTCAGCGCTTGCCGTCGCCGAACAACCGGTGTTCTCGGTGAATAGCTCGACGACACACCCCTCCGCTACCTTCATGACCTCTCGACCAACCGCGAGATTTGCTCGGTAGAGGCCATCTTCCGTGCTGAAGTTCCACATGCCTGACGGGCTCGGACTATACCGCAAGACTCCATTGGTCTGCACCTCCAGCCCATCGATCCGCCCCGTCACCTCACTGAGTGACGGTAGATCCTGAGCCGCCACCGGCGCGCCGATCAGCGCCGCCACCACCATCAATCCGAACCGCATCTGAATCGCCTCCGCCTTGTGCGTGTGGCGACCTTTGCGCGTTATCTGAGAGGATACAACGTGGCCGATCTCGCGAACCTATCTTTCCAGATCGACTCCTCGCCGCTGGCCCGGACTGCGCGCGAGCTGCGCCAGATGGGCGAGGCGGGTAAGCGCGCAGGCGGAGACGTGAAGCGCGCGAGCACCATCGTCAACAACGCAATGCTGGGCATCGTCGGCGTGGCTGGCGGAGCTGCTGCGGCTGTGGCGGCAGCCTTCTCAGTGGGCGCCGTGGTCACTGAAGCCAAGAGGCTGGACAGCGCGCTTCGCGAAGTCTCGACCCTGATTGAAGGCACGGCCGGTCAGATGGGCTATCTGGAAAGCAAGTCGCGGGAGCTGTCCCGCACTTTCGGCGGCTCCGCGACCGCACAGGCGCAGGCGTTTTATCAGGCGATCAGCGCCGGGGCGACCTCGGTTGAAGCAGCGGCCGAGACGCTGGAGGTCGCGAACAAGCTGGCCATCGGCGGCATCACGGACGTCACCACCGGCGTCGATATCCTAACTACGGCGATGAACGTCTATGCGGCGGAGGGTCTCAAGGCATCGGACGCATCAGACGCACTGTTCGTTGCCATGCGGGCAGGAAAAACGGACATCGGGCAGCTGGCCAGCTCGCTGGCGGCAGTCCTCCCCCTGTCGGAAACTCTCGGTGTCAGCTTCGACGAGACTGCCGCCGCGACGGCTGCGCTCACTAAGGGTGGCATTGCGACCTCGGAGGCGGTGACAGGCCTGCGCGCCGCGCTGACGTCGGTACTCGGGCCATCGGCGGAAGCCGAGAAACTCGCGGACAAACTCGGCATCAACTTCTCGACCGCCGGGATCGAGGCGAAAGGCTTCGCGGGCTTCATGGAGGATGTCGTCGAGAAGACCGGCGGCAGCGCGACCGCGATCCAGACGCTGTTCGGCTCGGTCGAGGCGACCACAGTTGCGCTCGCCTTCGCCGGGCAGTCGGGCGAGTTCCTAGCCGAGATCCTCGGGCAGATGGAGGAGAAGGCGGGGGCGACGCAGAGTGCGTTCGACAAAATGTCCGACAGTGCAGAGCAGCGCCTCAGTAAAGCCATGGCGCGCCTAATGGACATCGGGACATCCTTTGGCTCGGTGCTTCTGACCGTCGCCGTTCCGGCGCTGGAAGCCGCGGCAAGCGTCATGGAGGCCGTTGCGAGCAACGCCGACGTCATCGCCATCTCTCTCGGCGTCCTGTCCGCCAGCTACATTCCGACGATGATTGCTGGGGTGACGTCCGCAGTCGTCTGGCTCGGCACGATGGAGGGCATGTTCATCGCGGGCGCCGTAGCCTCGCGGGCACTCACCGTGGCCATGAGAGCGCTTCCGTTCGTCGGAGCCATCACGGCGGCCACGCTGCTCTATCGCGGGTACCGGAACCTGATCGAGGCGACGGGGAGCTTCGGCGGGGCGATGTCTCTGCTCGGCGATATTGCGCAAGAAGTCTGGCAGCGCATGGGTGACGGCGGGCGCGGTCTATATCTGATCGTGTCCGGGGCCGCGAAGGGGATTGGAGCGGCGTTTATGGACGCCTTCGCGTGGATTGGCTCGAAATGGGACGCCCTTATCAATGGGATGTCCAAGCCCTTCAATGATATAATGGAAAGCCTTGGCCTCGACGCCAGGATCGGCGCATCCGCTATTGGTGAGGAACTCGGCGGAATTGCTGCTGCATGGGAGTCTGAAGCCGTCGGCAAGATCGAGCAGGGCGGCGCGCTCCTCAAGGCCGCCGCTACCACCCCTCTCGAGAGCCTCGCTGCCCTCAAGACTGCCGTCTCCGAAAGCACTGCCGAAATAGAGAGCGAGGCAGATGCCGCCGAGACAGCTTCTGATCTCACCAAGCGCCTCGCCGGTGCTTTGGCGGGTGACGATGGCAAAGGCGGCGCAGCTGGCGCAGCCGGGAAGCTCTCTGAAGAAGCCAAGGCCGCCAAGAAATCCCTCGACGAACTTCGCTCTGCCGCAGAGTCGTGGACCGACAGCGTCGCCACCCCTGTCGAGGAATACGTCGAGCAGATCGCCGAACTCGAGCGCATCGCCGCCAACTCCACGCTGATGCGCGAATTTCCCAGGTGGGCGGAGATCCAAGAGCGCGCAGTCGGCAAGCTGAACCGCGAACTGCGCGAGGGCCTGAATATCCCGATCAGCCCGATCGAGGAATATCAGGGCGCGTTCTCCAAACTGGTCGAGGCGCAGCGCGAGGGGGTCATCACCTCCGACGAGTTCGCCAAGGGCATGAAGTCGGTGAACGTCGAGCTTGCGGACTCCATGCCGCTGGTGGGCGAGTTGACCGACACGATCACCGAGGGCCTGTTCAACGGGTTCGAGGACACGCTGTCGAGCATCAAGAACATCTTCAAGCGCTGGCTGATCTACATGATAGCCGCAGCAGCCAAGAACCAGATCATCGTTTCCATGGGGCTCAACGCCTCGGGTACCGGTGCCATCGGCGGCGCACTCGGCAGCGGTCTCGCATCCGGCCTCGGCTCCGTCATGGGCGGCCTCGGCGCCACCCTCGGCGGCCTCGGCAAGACGTTCTTCTCCAACGCCATCGGCATCTTCGGTGCGGACATGGCGGGCCTCGGCGCGACCCTCGCGGGCGCCACCTCGTCGCTCACCGGCTTCGCGGCCGCTGCTGGCGCGCTGGCCCTGCCGATCGCGGGCGCGGTCGCTGCTTTCGATTTCTTCCGCACCAAGACGAAGACGCTGGATCAGGGCATCCGCATCTCTGCCGATGGCATGGCCGTCGCTGTCGAGCAGTGGGAGGAGATCCGCAAGAGCCGCTTCTGGGGCCTGTCCACCAGCCGCAGCACCAATTTCGAGGGCGCCGACAAGGCCATCGCCAACCCGCTCGCGAAGGCCGTGGGCGAGATGCAGACCGGCATCATGCAGGCGGCGGACGCGCTCGGCGTGGGCAAGCGGGCGTTCCGCGACTTCAGCCACGAGATCATGCTGTCGACCGAGGGCATGACCGAGGAGCAGGCGCTTCAGGCGCTGCAAGACGAGCTGACGGGTCTGGGCAACTCCTTCGCCCGCATGGTGCCTGGCGTCCATTCCCTCCGCATGGAGGGTGAGAGCGCCGCCGACGCACTGACCCGCACGGCCACCACGCTAACCGCCGTCAACGCCGCGTTCAAGACGCTCGGCTTCGACCGCTTGGACGAGAGCCTGCGCGGTGGCAAGGTCGCCAACCGGCTCGTGGAGATGTCGGGCGGCTTGCAGCAGTTCGCGACGGCGACCGAGTTCTACTTCCAGAACATCATGAGCGCCCCCGATCGGCTCAAGGCGCTGACGAAGCAGTTCCGGGAGGCGCTGGACGCGGGCGGCATCGTCAACATGCCGACCAGCACGAAGGCGTTCCAGACGCAGGTTGAGAAGCTGATGGACACCGGCGCGCTCAACAAGGCGACGTCGCTGATCAACCTCGCGCCGCTGTTCACGCAGATCCAGCAGTTGCAGGCCGAGCTCGACACCACCGGCAACAAGGCGAGCACCGCGGCAGAACGGTTGGCAGCTCGCGAGAAGCGCGCCGAAGACGCCGCGCGCCGGGCCGAAGCGCGCCAGAACGAGCGCGCCGGGCTGCAGACGCAGATCTGGCAGCTGCTCGGCAACGAGAACAAGCTGCGCGAGCAGGCACTGGCCGATCTCGCGCCGATGAACCGCGCCATGCAGGAGCGGATCTGGCGCATCCAGGACGAACAGGCGGCGACAGAGAAGGCCAATGCCATCGCGGACGAGCGCCTCGGTATCCAGCGGCAAATCTGGTCTCTCACCGGCAACACCACGGCCATCGAGCGCGATCTTCTCGCCAGCCTCAATCCCGCGAACCGGGCGCTGCAGCAACAGGTCTTCACGCTGGAGAAGCAGGCGGAAGCGACTGAACGCGCCAACGCCATCGCCGATGAGCGCCTAGGGCTGCAGCGTCAAATCTGGGAGGCCGAGGGCAACACCGCAGCCATCCGCCGCGACATCCTTGCGCAACTCGACCCCACCAACCGGGCGTTGCAGTCGCACCTCTGGACCCTTGAGGCACAGGCCGAAGCCGCCGAGCGCGCCTCCGCCATCGCCGACGAGCGCACCAGCCTCGAAGACCGGCTGCTTGAGCTACAAGGCAACACCGCCGAACTGCGCCGTCGCGAACTGGCGGGCCTCGATGCGTCCAACCGTTCGCTGCAGCTCATGATCTACGGGCTGGAGGACGCGGCGAAGGCGATGGAGGATCTCGACCCCGCGGCCTTCGCCACGAAGCTCGACTACGAGCGCGCGCGGGCCCGGGCGGTGTCGGGCGTCGGCGGCGTGACCTCGACCGGGGTGCCGCTCGCGGTGGTGCCCTCTGTCGGGCCGCAGCCGGTGGAGTCGGCT